CTGCGGTGCACCTTCCCCCGTGCCGCCGTTGTGTTGGCGCTGATCGTCGGCTTGCCTTGAATGATATGCAAGCCGTTGACGGCGGCGAACGGACCATAGCCCAACTCGGCGCCCGCCAAAATCTTGGTGGCGATCTGCGCAATCGCCGTGTCACTGTTGCCTTTTGCCTCGAAATAACCTGACATCGCCAGCAGTTTGGCTGTGCGCTGTAAGTCGTCCAGGTTCATCGGTTCTGCCTTCACAATTGCGTTCGTCATTTCAAAGTGTCCTTTCAATTCAACAAAAATTAAACCGTCGCCAGCCATTCACCAAAAGCCAGCGCCGGCATCATCGCTACCGCGTCTCTCTCGACCACCGTCACCGCGCCGAACAGCGTTGTCAGTAGCGCTGTCATCCAAGCGAGTTGGCTCGCTTCGCAGGAGTCCAGCCAAGCGCCGGTGTCGTCGAAAAAGTCGTAACGTTTGTTCATTGTTACTTTTCCTAGAATGGAATCTTTCCGTCAACTAGCTCGTTCCAGTTCGCTATGTTGCAGCATTCGTCACAGTACCAATTACCCTCGCCGTCACGATGCGCCCATCCTTCGATAATCTTCCCGCACTTCGTGCAAGGTGGCGCTGGCTCGTCGTCATCGTCGCTGTCAGGCTCAACCGGATCATCCCTGAGACAGTGCGGGCATGGCCTGCCAGTCCAACCGCCCGCGTATTCATCACCAGTAAAAGCGCAAGCCGGGCAGCCCACGCCCCATTTAACATATTCGCTCATGATTGCCTCCGTTCCTGAAAAGATAATTAGTAACTATGTATTGCAGTGTACTACATATTTCCATAACTGTCAAGTGCGAATTATCCTTTGACGATAATTCATGCTTGACTTTCGCCTAAAAGTGTGTCATACTTAGTATTATCGTAACTTATAGGACATTTTAGGAGGCAATATGGATTTGACACTCGAAAAGCAGGTAACGGAACGTGCGCCGCTGTCGGTGCGATTGACCGAGGATGAATGGGACGCGCTAGATGAACTACAGGCGTTCTTGGGTTTCAGCAACCGAAGCCAAGTGATTAAGCGCCTTATCAAAACCGCTTATGTAAAGCCTGCCAGCGTGCGCTTTATTCAGCCGGAAGAGAAGGTGCCAGCATGACGACTACCTATATCTACGCGCTTATCGATCCACGCGATGGCGCCATTCGCTATGTGGGCAAGTCCGACCACCCACATGTCAGATTTTTTCAACACATGAACGATAGCGGCGGTTCCAGGCGAAAGGGAGAATGGATTGAATCACTCAAGTCTCTTTCTCTTAAACCTGAAGTGAAAATCCTTGCTGAAGTAGATAGCGAAGACTGTTTCCAGGAAGAGAAGTCTTGGATCAAGAGGATGATTGATAACGGCTGCGATCTGGTGAACGGCAACATGGGGCGCGGTGGCACTGGTACCGCGAAAATGGAAACAAACAGTCAAATCGATTCTATAACAGCAATCCCAGTTCGGATGACTCCAACCCTTATAGCGCGCTTGGACGAGCAAAAGATTGCACTAGGCTTATCGACGCGCGCTGATGTGATTCGATGGCTTATTGATAATGCGCACATTCGGCGCGCATCTGTTCAGTTTCCACAACCAGAGAAAGACAAGGCAACCGCATGACGACTATGGACAGAAGATTTTTTACCGAGGACGAGCGGTGGGATTTGTACTACAAGGCGAATGGGAAGTGCCAAATTTGCCACATGGGATTGCATGGGGTTTTTCATGCTGATCATGTAGTCCCATTTAGTAGGGGCGGTGAAACGTCGCTGGAAAATGGGCAAGTTCTTTGCGGTGAATGCAACAGATTGAAATCGGACAGATACAGTTCCCTTAAGGAATTGGATCTACCGCTTAGAGAGTGGCAGGCAGATGCTTTTGACGTATATATGAGACGCAGGGCGGAGGATGCTGTCAACGTGCTCATCAATGCTACCCCGGGGGCAGGGAAGACATTCTTTGCTCTCTACGTTGCCTATACACTATTTAACTCTGGGGCGATAGATCGCATTATTGTTATTGTTCCGACTGATGAACTACGCCGGCAGTGGCGTGATGAAGCGTCTACTCATTTTGGTATAGAACTTGCGTCAGTATTTGACGGTGACGATTCGTTTGCCAGCGACTACCACGGCATGGTGACAACCTATGGCACCATTGCCGCCAGACACGGAAGACGAAAAGCGGTAGGTAATCTCATCAAAGGCAAAAGAACACTGGCAATCGTAGACGAGATCCACCATGTAGCGGAGTCCTACCGTTGGGGCGTGGCGATGGAAGACGCTCTTGAATCTTGCGTTAGTCGGCTTCTCATCACCGGTACGCCATTCAGAAGTGACCGTAATAGAATCCCTTTTATAACATACATACCAGACGGTGACGGGCTTATCTGCAAGGCTGACTTTTCGTATGGCTATGGCGAGGCGTTACGGGACGGGGTTGTTCGGCCTGTCTACATACAGACATTCGATGGTGATGCACGCTGGTTTGATGAGGACGGAAGCCTAGTTGAAGTGTCATTTTCCGCTGAATTATCAAGTAAGCAGGCCGGGCAAAGACTGCGCATGGCAGTCAATGCAAAAGGTGACTGGCTGAAGAATGTGCTTATTGACGCCAACCGAAAATTGATGGAGATGCGAACAGAGGATCCCCGGGCTGGTGGTCTCGTTTTTGCGCAGGGCATACCTCATGCTTGGGCCATAGCGGGGATACTAAACGAGCTTGGCGTTACTCCGGTCGTTGTGGCATCAAAACTAGAGAATGGCGATCCGGATCCGGAAGCAAGCGCCAAGATTGACGCATTCAGAAACAGCACATCCCCCTGGATCATTGCCGTAAAAATGGTTAGTGAGGGCATTGATATAAAGCGGTTGCGAGTCGGCGTGTGGGCCACCAATGTTCAAACTGAAATGTTCTTCCGGCAGGGACTAGGACGAATCCTACGTATGGACAAAGATGGGGTCGAGGGACAGGACGCCACCTTGTATATACCCAAAATAGAGCCGCTTACAACATACGCCGAATCCGTCAAGAAGGAAAGGCACCACGTCATTGACGACCTTGACGCAATAGAAGAACTTCTGGAAGAACTAAAAAAGCGCTACCCAGAAGATGCAGAAGACACAGTCCGCTCATCTATCCAGTTCGTTTCCAACAATGGATTTAAAGATGCTGTCATCGCTGATGAATACGTTCTTACCGCCGCCGAAATATCGACCGCCAGGGGAGTCGTGATCGACATGGGCGAACAGCCAACGGACAAACTCGTTATCTATACGGCCAAACTAACGCGCAAGTTAGACAAGGTGAGCCACCACACGGTGACGAACGGCAACAACGGTACTACCAAGAGACAGGCAAAGCCGTTAGAGAAACAGAAGGATGAATACAGGGAAGTGGCCAAAAAGCTTCTTAGACCCATCGTGGAGGCAACCAATGGCGTACTCTCCTACGAAAGCATCAACCGGCTATTGAATCAGTCTCAAGGTGTCATCAGCATAAAAGCATGTGAGCTTGAGCAATTAAAGAAGCGAATTGAAATACTTATAGCGTGGAGAAAGGCTTGCGACAATGGAACATGGAGAGAATTTACGCCTCAGGGATACCTACGTCAATTCCCTGGCTAGATCACTGTCTAGCGGTAATGCCCTCGCCAACGTCCCAAGCCTCCTAAAAAAGGTCATCGCAGAACAGATGTGGCGAGAGCGTTTTGTTACTCAGACCAAACAGGTTATCACCTTCAAGTCCTTTCGTGAATTTGTCGAAGCGGATCCGCCTGAAGGATTAAAGGCCAATGTTAATTTGCTGATTCGCATTTGTACAGACTACGAAGACATGGAAGCGGTAAGCCTGATTTCATCTGAGGTTGGCGGCAAGCCGGGCGCCCCATCGGGCAATCACAATGCCCTCAAAACAAATGATAATAATATAAACATTTGTTTTGAGGAGAAGCGAAAATCGCCAACCGGAACTTCCACGGCAGCGACAATGCGCAGACTAGCAAAGCAGTATCCAGATCTGCACGCAAAGGTTTTATCTGGCGAAATAAAACCAGCGGCGGCGGCGGTGGAAGCTGGTTTTCAGAAGCGTCACTTTCAGTTGCCAACCGACCCCGTTGCCGCGGGGCGTTACCTGGCCTACCGGGTTGACAAGGACTGGCTCATGGAATGCGTAGACGCCTTCATGAAAGAAGCCCATGAACCGTCCACAGCCTGACGCATGTCGCCATACCTACGCACGCATACATGCTTACTATGCGCTGCGCATGTCCACACGCATAGGACAGCAACTGCGCAAGGTGGCCGGCGCCAAAGGTGACATCACGTCACTGACACCGGCTGCCTTGCAGACACAGTTTTCGGGCGCCGACTTGGACGAAGCGCTGCGCTTGTTGGCACTGGCGCAGCATATCAAGCTGAAGTACTCGCACACCAAGAAGCAAACTATTTTCGATTGAATACAGAAGCCGACATTGCCGCCTAGCCGAAAGCGGAGTGTGTAATGGTTATTGATCCAAAAGAGGTACAACGATGGCGCGCAGAATGATCGATGATTCGATTTGGTCCAACGAACGATTTGCCGAAATGCCGATGGGCGCGCGGCTGTTGCAGTTAGGCATTATCAACCACGCAGATGATCAGGGGCGCATGAAAGCGAATCCTGTCTATCTACGTAATCAGATTTTTCCCTACGATGAAGACGTTACGCCAGCGCAGATACAGCAATGGCTTACCCTTATGGCAGACAATGACACGATCATTCTGTATGAGTCCGAGCGGCGGCAATACGTCCAACTCAAAAACTGGTGGAAATACCAAAGCCTGCAATACGCGCAGCCTTCACCGTATCCACGACCGGACGGATGGTGCGACAAGATTCGACGCACATTAACCAAAGGCGTGATTGTTACCTGCAACTGGACAAAGGTAAATGGCGATCCGATTGACGATACCTGCGATCAGGACGGGCGCCCGTTGCCAAGGAACAGAACACCGCCACCACCGCCACGAATCGATAATACACCTGTAGACACCGAAGAAAACACCGATGATTCAGGTGAATATTCAGGTGAATCATTAGGTGAAGATACAATAGAACTTAACTTAACTAAATTAAATATAACTAAAAGAGAGAGTACGCGCGCGGGCGAACCAGCGTCAAATGGGGCTGTTGCCTCTCCCTCTTCAACGAATGGCGACTATCTCCCCGGACTACCTGATCCACGTGCCAAGACTTCGCAACGAACGCGGGTTGTCGAATACGTTATAGAAGCCAAAAAGCTTGGTGTCGATGCGCCCGAATTTCGATTGCTTGTCGATGCGCTACTTGATGGTTTCGGCAAAAAGCCATTGGCAGACGCGGGCGACGAACGAACGCTGAACTATGCGCAGGAACTGGCGCTTCTCGTTATGGGTATATCAGAACAGTTCAGGACGCCCGATGGCATAGCGGCGATCTTCAAGTCATGGCGGGATAACGATTGGCGCGGCGACAGCCTGCCTACGTCGGAACAGTTGAAGGAACATGCAAGCCTGATGGCTTCGGGTAAAGTCACTTGCACACGAAAAGACAAGCCGCCAAGCGCGGCAAAGCCTACCAAGTTAAATTACAAAAGTTGGCTACTTCGTACCTACAATGCTGACAACCCAACCTTTATAGGTGTGCCCAAAGCAGAATTAGAAAAGGGATATAACGATTATGTCAAACAATTCCAACTTCAGCACTGAGCCACAAATACCGGCCAACGTTAGTGCAGAGCAAGCGGTACTTGGTTCTATCCTGATCGACAACGACGTGCTTGGCAAGGTGGCGGCGATCCTCAAGCCAAGCGACTTTTTCCGGGAGCGTTACGGCTGGGTGTTTCAGTCTATGCTGGACTTGCACGCACGACACGAGCCTGTAGACTTCGTGACGTTGCAGATGGAACTTGAGCGCCAGGGCAAGCTTGCCGATTTGGGCGGGCCGGCGGCGCTGACGAACCTACTGTCGGTATCGCCAACAAGCTTCTATGCAGAGCACTACGCCAAAATTGTGCAGGAGATGGCACGGCGGCGCCACTTGATTTCGGTAGCGGGCAAAATTGCGCAACTCGCCTACGACAATGAGCAGGAGATCGGCGGCATTATGGACGAGGTGCAAGCGCTGGCATTGGCGGCTGGCGAGACAACCATTCGCAAAGGGCTACGCCAAGTGCGAGACGCTACCAAGCGCGTTGTGGACAAAATCAACTACCTGGCCAGCAATCCGGGCGAACTCATGGGTGTGCCAACAGGCTTTGCCATGCTTGATCGCATTCTGGGCGGCTTTCAGAAAAGCGACTTGGTTGTGTTGGCCGCGCGTCCAGGGATCGGGAAATCCGCGCTCGCCTTCACCATGGCGCATAGTGCAGCCAAGCGCCACAACAAGCGCGTTGCCATTTTCAGCCTAGAAATGTCCGACGAACAATTTGTACAGCGCCTACTATCACAGTCAAGCGGCATTGATAGCCACCAACTGCGAACAGGAAACATTCACGAAAACGACTGGGCGCTGCTGATGGAAGCAGCCAACGAGTTGTCACAGTTGCCATTGTATATCGATGACACCGGCGCAGTGAGCATTGCGCACATTCGTTCGGAGTGCCGACGTATGGCCGTCGAGGGTGGTATTGACATGATCATCGTCGATTACATGCAATTGATGGCAGGCATACCAGGCAAAAAAAATGAAAACCGGGAGCAGGAGGTAAGCGCCATCAGTGCGTCGTTGAAGGCGTTGGCGAGAGAGTTAAACGTACCGGTATTGGCACTGAGCCAACTGAGCCGGGCGGTTGAGTCTCGCAGTGATAAGCGTCCTATGTTGTCGGATCTGCGCGAGTCCGGCGCCATTGAACAAAATAGCGACGTGGTAATGTTCATCTATCGCGAGGATTACTATATCGAGGATACCGACCGCGCCAACATTGCTGATGTGATTGTTGCCAAGCATCGACACGGCGCCACCGGTACGGTAAGCCTCTTCTTCCGCAAAGAGCTGACGCAGTTTCGTGAATTGGTAATTGAACGAACGGAGTTCGAATAATGGCAGACGTTGCAGCCAAGCGCATTCTTCTCCGCGTCACCGGCCGCGGCTACACCGCTGGCGCTGTGTTCGTCAAGCGTGGCGACATCTGGCATATCGAGTCATCGGCGCCGATCCTGTCATGGATGCGCAAAAAAGACATGTCCAGTATCAAACAGCGCTTAGCCGAGCAAGGCGCCACGGTTGAGTGGCTGCCTTGTCCGGACGACTACGACGCTGGCATTGCGCTGTGGAAACGCGGCGTAAATGGTGCGCTGAAAGCTGACGCCAAAAGCCGCGCCATTGCGAAGAGACGACGCTAGTAGGCGCTGGTTTGTACCATGACGTTTGTACCAGCGTTGACACTCCGCTGACACTCCGTTGATATGTTTAGGTTACACAATAACGGCTCGTCATACTGTGTTTTGTAGACTAAAAATTATCAATCGCTACCACCGTTTTGCCATCCACATAAACGCGGAAATGTGCGTGCAGCCAGGCGTTGGCTCTCGCTGCCATAAAACCCTTTTTCGACTCAGTGATAATTAATAAGTCGCTGATCATTCTATCTCCGTTCATGCGTGAATTAACCTTTCGTTACGGAATATCCCCATGTGACATTTTGACTATTGACATATCCCCAAACTAATGTTACTATTAACTAAAGATTATGATTTATCGTTTGAGGAGAATTTATGGATATAAAAGAGCGGGTGGGCCAGCGCTTGCGCGACTGGCGCAAGGCGCAAGGTATGACGCAGGCGGAAATCGGCGCTTGCTTGGGGATCTCCGGGCCGGCGCTGTATGGAATTGAGTCTGGGCGCAATTTGTCGATAGATAGGGCAGTGCAGATTGCCACGCTCCTGGGCGTGACAGTTGACGAACTGCTAAAAGGAGAACCGGAACATGCAGCCTAACGAATTGTTTCATGGTATCCCTGTGGTCGATGAGTTCATGGATCGCCACGGACAGCCGGTGAAAGTGCTGTGTCGTGGCGACCTGCGCGATGTTATTCTGCGAATGGGACTACTGCGTAGAAGCTTACCACAAAATGCTATTGCATTTCAAGGGGTAATGCATCCTTTTGTGGAAATTCGTGAAAAAGTGCGGGGATAGGTGACGGCATGAATGTAGCAATGGATGCGCCAACACGGCCGGCACTCAGGTATCATGGCGGAAAGTGGCGCCTTGCTCCGTGGATTATCGGGTTCTTTCCACCACACAGAATTTACGTTGAGCCATACGGTGGCGCGGCGTCTGTGTTATTGCGCAAGCAGCGCTGCTATGCCGAGGTCTACAACGATTTGGACGGTGAGGTAGTGAATCTGTTCCGGGTATTGCGTAATCCTGCGCAGGCTCGTGAGCTGGTGCGCCTGGTAGAGTTGACCCCTTTCGCCCGATCCGAGTTTGAAGAGAGCTATCTATTGCACGGTGACCCGATTGAGCAGGCGCGGCGCACGTTGTTGCGTTCGTTTGCTGGATTTGGGGCGGCCGGCACATCCGGCAACAATACCGGCTTTCGCAACAACGTCACTCGTACAGGCGCCACGCCGGCGACTGATTGGGCCAACTATCCCGACGCGTTGAGTCTGATCGTTCAACGTATGCGTGGCGTGGTGGTAGAAATGCGCCCGGCGCTTGACATGGTGCAAACGTTTGACGGGCACGAAACGCTATTCTATGTTGACCCGCCCTATCCGTTGTCGACCAGAGGCAAACAGGCGGCCGCAGGGTACCGATATGAAATGACCGACAACGATCACCGTGATATGGCGGCCGCATTGCATGGCATCAACGGCATGGCCATAGTAAGCGGTTATCCCTGCGACCTATACGACCACGAACTATTTACGGATTGGCGTCGTGTCGAACGAGAAGCACACGCAGAGGGCGCCAGGGATAGAACGGAAGTGCTTTGGTTATCACCGCACACCTCGGCCGCATTACGTGATAACCATGAGGATCTACCATTATTCGGAGGCTAATCATGCGTAAATCAACGAACGCATTGCAGCCAACATTGCAGCAAATCAATCACACATACGAGGTACGTTACCCGTCGTCCGGTGTCAACGTCATCGTGCGTTGCTACAGTGCTGAGGCTGCATTGCGTGAATGGCGCTGGCAGCAAGCGCAAGGGCGGTCGGCCACAATGAAGGCGGTGCCAGCGTGAGCCAGGTAATCTATTTCGAGACTCTGCGTAGCGGACTCATGCCGGACGTCGGACTGCGTGCGCCAAGTGCTGGCCGCTACTGCCTGAACTGCCGGCATTGGCTGGTGGCTGACGGATTCGGCCACTGCGAGCGGCTTGGCGGCTGGCACGGGCCGGTGCAGAGCGGGCAGCGTTTTGTGTGTGACAGGTGGGTGAAGTTGAGAGATGAGGTGGTACATGCTTAGTTATTTCGCAGGCGTTATCATCGGGGCCGTGCTCGTGCTCTGCGTGGCCATCGTTATGGCAGCGCTGCATGTTAGCGGAAGGAGCGGCGGCGATGCTCGGCCTGAGTAAATTCAATGTGCCGCCCGGCGCAAAGTGGGCGGCGGCGGATGGAACCGGCACGGTATATGCCTATGAGGACGCGCCGCACCGAATTGACATTGCGGAGATGTGGACGGCAGACGGTGGGATTTCCTGGCGTATTGGCAAGGTGAAGCCCGCCACTATTGACTGGCGCGAATCCCTAACGCCGGTCAATACGGTTGACACGATCCTGGCTGCACTCCTGGCGCTGGACGGCGTACAGGAATGCGACCTGGTCGCGGCTTTTGTGCGTGCGGACCCACGTCGCGCAGACGCGTTTTGTGTTACGTTGGCAGAGGCGTTGGATCCGGCGCAATCGGCTGCGCTACCAACATGCAAAATGTGTGGCGCAATCCTGGTATGGGAAGATTGTTTTAATCATTGCGATGATTGCGATGATTGTGATATTTGTCACGGCGCGGGCGGTTCGTGGATCTGTCCAACCGGGAATCACTCGCCTGATGTTGATGAGTACGGCGAGCACTACACCGGAGGAGACACACGAATATGAATCGTTTACGTCTTACGCTTTTCGCTTTACTTTCAACCATCGCACTCATTGCCATCGTCGCCAACGTCCGTGCGCAAAGCACAACTTACCTGCCTATCGTCAGCCTGGCCGGCGACACGCCGACGCCCACGGCAAGCGCAACAGTAAACGAGGTGGCGACACAGATTGCCGAATTAGTGGCGACACTCACGGCTGCTGGATTCACGCCCACAGCCACGGAGACGGCCACAGAGACGCCAGAACCGACAAAAACGGCTACAAGTACCGAAACGGCGCTACCGACGCATACAGGCACGCCTAACGCCTTGGCGACGCAATTAGCCAACATGCAGGCGACGATTGACGCACTGTCCACAGTCGCCACCGGCACGCCGAATGCCACCGTCATTAGTTTGGAGCAAACCGTGACGGCATTAGTGCCCACGGCGACAAGCACGCCAACCGAGACACAGACGCCGACGCACACCGCGACAGCCACCGAAACAAGCACCGCCACGGCCACGCCGAATTTTGGAGCGACGTTGGACGCACTGTTCGCCACGTTAACCGCACAAGCGCCCACCGCAACCGCAACCGCAACGTTACCGGGGAGCACAATTCCGCAACCATAAGGAGAAACCATGCCAACACACATCGCCGAGATCGTAGCGTCGCTTCTCATCCTGACACTGGAGGAGCGCACCGAGGTGGCCACCGCACTGGCCGCACAAGACAGCACCACGGCAAGCGACTTTGCCAGCAGGCTGCTAAACGCATGTTACGAGAAACGCCAACGGGAATCCATTAAGCGCATGGTACGCAGCGCGCTTACCGTGCCAACCGTGACCGACGAGGAAGACGCCGACATTGATAAACAGTTGAAACTGGCGTGAAAACGCATAGGAGATGGAAATGGCAATCGAATTAACGCCCGAAGAACGAGAGACAAACTTTTGCATGACCGGCGATGACCACGCAGCCTTTGATGTTTTTAGCGACGATCCCTACTGGATTCGCAGATTCGAGAAGATTGGCGTGGCACCCTACGCAGTTGTTGGCGCCGGCTTCAAGTACAAGCTACGCGCTGACCAAGTGCTTGTGCGCAAAGGCAAACGCGTGGTGAGCGAAGAGCAGCGCGCCGCATTGCGCCAGCGTGCCCACTTTGGGGGTAAAATCCCTAGTGGGACTAGGGAAATTGCTACACTGGCAGAGCAAGTAGGGTAATTCTGTTGTTCGTGCCAAAAACGTGGGTTGGCGGCGCTGCAAACGGGTGTCGCCAACCGGGAGAAAGATGGGGAATAAAATAAGCGCCGGCACTGAGAAGGTGACCGGCGCTTATTTTGTTTATGCTTTATTTCTTCGGTTCCACATCTGAACGAAGCACTAATTTTCGCTCACGTTGGGGGTTGTTGGCGCTTGGGTCCGTGAAAGATTTCAGCGTGCCGCGTGTTACGCGTTGGCTCATGGCCTGGACAGTGACACCGGCGATTTTTGCCGCGTCATTGATGGTGATCAACTCATCTCCCTGGATTCTGATCATGGCTGCCCACCATAGCGCGCCAAGTGGCGAATCTTTCCACATGTCAGGGATTTCGTACGTGTGCATATCTGGCAAGGAAAAAAGCCATTCCGCCAACCCCTGACAAATTTCATAGATATAGCCGTCATCTGCGTCAGGGTGAAGCCCAAGCCCATACTCGGCCATAACAAGCCATTCTTGTGGCTCCATTGTTTTTTCAATAATGTTTTCCCAGAGCATGGGCATATTCATATCGCCACCCGGCACGAATTGCCCCACCTGCCAACGAAGTCGATCATTCCAGTACGAGCGTGCAAAGTTCTCTACAACGTTTCGTGCGTGTTCCTTTTTTTCTTGGTCGGTCATGTCAATCTCCTGAGAATGTTAAACACAGTTAGTCTACCGTTGGTACTGCAAAGTTCCAGAACTCAGCGCGCTTACCGACGATCAGCCGATACCATCCTTTGCCGCTTACTTCTGGGTGCGTCCCCGGCAGGTGGCGCATGGTTGGATTCTTGGCGTAGAAGTTGCCATTGACTCTGATCTGAGTAGCCTTCAATTCGTGGCTGTCGGCCAAGGTGATTTTGCGCTTGCCCAGCACATCAGCGCTGGGGCGTTTGTTCAATGGAATCAAGGCCAGATCGCCCTGGCGAATCATGGCGGCATAATCGCCACCGAAGATCCAGTTTTGACAGGCCAATACTACATCACGTCCAGCTTTGATTGCGGCATGAATAACGCGGCTTTCGACGGGGTGAGCGAATACGCTTGCATCTTCGTTTTGGCCGATGAGGAAATAAGATTTTCGTACTGTATTAAAGCGCCGTCCCTCTGTCCATTCCCGGACCTGAATTACGGCCAGAAACGTGCCGCTATGCAGGTCAGTTCCAAACCCGTACAGATCCCAGTTCAGCGCACGGCTACGCTTCTTTGTAACCTTCTGAATACCGAAATCCCATCCGCCATGCTCATCGATTTTATCGGCGTTACTTACATCTTCGACTAATTTGGCGATACGCTCGCGGTCCGCAGAGTCAATCGAGGTTAGTACAATTGCGTTCCAGTTGTCACGAGTAATTTGGCTAGTCATATCCCTAATCCTTTCAACTAAATTTACTTACCGATAAACATATAATACACCAACTAAATTTAGTTGTCAATAGGCAGTTTGCACGAGTTTTGCAAAAGTCGAAAAATTTAAGAATTGTAGCGGAAACGTTAGCCGATAGGCTATTGACTTGCGGCGCAAAGGGGTGTATAGTAGCATAAAGTAACAAAAAGTAGCACAGAGGCGCATATAATGTCAGAGAAGAAATCAGTAAGTTTTAACGAGCATACATTGGGGATAGTTGGCAAGGCAGCCACTGTTTGGCCGGAATACGCTGACAACTTCTCTGGCCTAGTGCAGGCCATTATTGCCGACTGGGATCGAGGTCGGTCGGAGGGTGGCAAGTTTAAGCGGCTGAACGCTAGAATTGACAATATGGAGACAGTGCAGGCATCGCACACGTTGATGCTCAAGCTGTTGTGCGAGAAGGTTGGCGTAGCTCAAGAATGGTAGCGCCAAAGGTAACGCCTCGGCCAGTGCCGTAACACTGACCGAGGCCAGAACAGTTAGCCGAGTAGCGGCCAACCAATGCAGCATGATAATTCATCATGCGTGGTTTGTCCACCCTTGGCTGTATAGCGAAGGATTTTATATTTATGGTAGAAATCACATTCATTTTCGGACTAGCCTGCACGCTGTGTGGACAGGTCGCCATCGGTGTACCGGCTATGCTCTTCGCACTGGCCTGGGCGGTACTTGAAAAGATTGTCAATAGCCTATCGGTTGATAATGGTTGTGGTATGTAGCTGGTGCTTGTTGTTGTGGCGCTGCTGGGCACGCTGATGGCAATGGGCACGGTCGGCGGCAGCTTGATGATGGAGGGGAGATTGTGATAGCCGTCGAGCTGGTGCGGCCATGTTGATATTTTCAATGCTGGCGTTGCTGGCAGTCTTTGCGGTGGGGGACTAACATTGGTGAAACAGCAGGAATCAACCACAGTTACCGGCGAGCGCGTTAGATTGCGCGCGCAGCGAGATAACGAACTGGTCACCGCCACCGTCCGGGAAAATCTCTGGGCTGGCGCCGGCGCGGGTGTTATCGTGCTGTGTGGTTCCGGCGCCTGGGTGGCCATGACCGCTGCCACATTCACCGAGTATCATTTGCTGGCCAGCGCCATCGCAGCGGGCGTAACCTTCGGCGGCTTGTCCGTTGCTCGTTTCAGCTTGGACGAATGGCGCGACCTGCGCGACAAGCTACGCATGGAAAATATGCTCGTTGACCTGACGATGGAACGTGACAACCTGCGAGAGAAACTCATGCGCGCTCATGCTACGATCAAAGAATTGCGCCAACAGATTGCGGTGCTGAGCACAAGCGGGACCAGCGTCAAAGCCGTGGCAACGCCTGATGAGTTGACGATAGCGCATGACACTTGCCGAATGATTGTTGAGCGTTGGGCGGCCAATCTGCCATACAGTCGCGACGAGTTGCGCAATAGTATGACAGACGGGGAGTGGGGGAGCGCAATGGCACTGATGGAACGGGCTGGCGTTATCGGGCGCGGTGGCGTGTCTGGCAAAAAGAAAATGATTGTGGGAAATGATTATGATTCCGTGATGCGCCGGGTTGAGTTGCGCATTAAGCAAGAGCGGGAAGACGTGCAAAACAAGTACGTGCGCGCGTAACCTAAGTACCTCCCCTGCCTCTTTTATTCGCTCAATTTTTGTCGCTACCACGAGTACCGCTGAATAGCGAAGCGAAGCGATTAGGGTGGGGTGGGGGAGTCATTAACTAGAAAAGGATATTGCAATTATGGATGTAAGTAAACTTATGATTATGACATTATTGGCAATGGCTATTGTGCATTCAATCACGGCGATACTAATGAAGTTTAATAAGGTTAGTTTTGGTCAGCAGGTGACGAGTGCAGTTATTAGCGTGATTATTGCCCTAATCATCTACCTGGTGTGGAGGTGACATGCTTTTATCTACTGCAATCGGGTGCGCCGGCGTGGCCTGGGCTATCGCTTGGATGGCAAGCCGGCACCACCTTGGCGGAATGTTCGTGGTGTTGGTGCTGGTCAGCGTTGTCACGCTCAATATGCAACGTCAAGCGCTGGGCTATTTTTCGTTTGCCGTGCCAATGTGGGTGCTGCAACTCATGCTAGTGTGGAATTTTATCACACTAGCTGGATACGCCTATTACGTCTGGGAGACCTGCACGGAGCCGGTAACGTTTGCCGGCGTGTTCGCAGCGTGGAACCGGATGTTTGCCGATAGTCGCCGCCGGTCGTCGGTACGTGCCGATGTGCGTCGTACCGTGAAACAGTATAGTGTGGAGGTGGGTTGATGCGTTACTTTGTCTTTTTGGCGCTGATTCTGGCCGGTTGCACGACGCGCTACGATGCGCAGGTAGCGCAGGCGAACGCACAGCAGGCACAGGCGCAAGCCGCTATCATTCAAGCGCAGGAACAGGCGCGTATGTTTCAGCAGTTGGCCGAAAGTGCGAAGCCGGTCTACTGGCCGATTGTGGTGCTTGCTGTCCTCGCTGTGGTTGCGCTATTGTTGGTCGTGCGGTGGCACATGATCACGATTAGCCATGTTGCCGCAGGACAGCCGATGCAAGCCGAGCAACTGCGCTTGCTGCCTGGTCAGCCTGGCTTTAATCGCCAGTTGAGATTGGCAGCGCGTGAGCGGGGAATGCAGGCCGTGCGCAGCAATGGTGCCTATTATCTGGTTGACGCCGATGGACAACGCACGCCGGTGCGACAGTTGACGGTGCGTCAGTGAACAAGCTTATTGCAGCGCTGTTTTTCGCCTGGTGGGTGTGGGCAGCGCTGAGCGGGCCGTCGCTGGTTGTGCTGTTGCTATCGGTGGCAATTATGGCGATTGAATTGATGGAGAAGAAGGGGTGAGGGGATGAACGAAAAGACGACAGTGCAAGGCGCATGGGGGGCAATGTGGGCTGAGTTGTGGGTGTTGATTCCCACCAAGGTTACGGGTTGGCTGGGTGGCAGCAAAGAGAAACACCGTAAACACCCGTTGCTATATATTATGACGGGCCTGATCGTGAGTCTGGCGATTGCAAGTATGTGGAATTTTGTTACACGAGCGTCAACCCATCACGCAGGGGTGTCGGCCTACCTGGGCGGCATTGCGTTGGCGGGGCTTGTGCCGGTGACGGTATTCTTTGCCGTGTACGCCAATATCACGCCTGGACAACGTCGGGGCGTTTGGGCAATTGCCGGCTTGCCACCGACCGGCATCAACCTGATGACGGCGCTACTTGTGGCAAATTTGGTTGTCAGTCTGATGGGGATGTTGGTATGATCGCCGAACTCATCAAACGATGGCTGTACGTGCGGCTTGTTGGCACCGTGCGCAGTCTCACCGGCGTGCGCGTGCATTACCGTGCGGAGTATCAGGATTACCTACAGTCGCCGCGCTGGTACATCCTGCGCACTTTGCGCCTGGCCATTGACGGCCACCGTTGCACGCACCGTGTCAACCTGCGTCGCTGCGATAAGCGCACGACATTGCAAGTGCATCACACGTCGTACTTGCACAAAGGTGCGCCGGGTGTCAGCGGCATGTTGGCGGAACTGTCAGATTTGCGCACACTGTGCGACTATCACCACGATAGGGAGGGTTGAACGATGGAACAAACGACAGTGCAGAGCAGCAATTCAGAACGTATCATGAAAGCATTGCACAGTGTATGGACAACCGTGCAGCCGTGGGCGCAACGCAACGTGACATTTGGGCTTGTACTTGCCGTATGCACCGAGGTGCCGCGCTGGGTATTTGCATTCAAGGCTGCACATGAGCCTATTTGGGCTGGTTGCGCGCTGGCTATCCTGATCAGCTATGCAGCCGCACACGCATGGGAGGAATACTTTGCGCAGCATGATTGGTTGCTGCTAGCATTGAATAGTCTATCGTTATTTTTTGGTGTCTACACGATTGCGCCCGTCCTCTATCTAATGAGCAGTGCAAACGACCATACCACGGTTGCATTGTCCGATGTGTTCGGCCCCTGGTTCATTGGTAGTTGGGCAATCGTGCTAGCCTGCACAACATTTCTGCCGCTCATTCAGGTCGCCGTAGTCGAAGTGAGGCGGCGTGAGCGTGCGCAGCGCAGTGTGCAACCAATTACGCAGCGCGCCAAGTTTTGCGATCAACCAAGCACAACGCCAACCGATGCGTCGTTGCATCCAGTGCAGAAGTGCATTGAAGTGCCTGCAACGGATGATGCACAGACGATTGATGCACGCACGCAGGCGCTACAAATGCACAGCAACGAGATGCCGGCGGCTGAGATTGCGCGCATTCTGCAACAGAAAGAATCGACCGTGCGCAGTTGGATTCGACGCAGTAACGGTGCAACAAAAGTAAGTGCATAGAAGGAGCATAACGTCAGGAACCCCATAGCTAAAGCTAGGGGCTTGAACTGCAAAGTTTAAGCCAAACCTGACCAGGATCAGACTTGAGATAGAGTCTACGTTAGAACGGTCATAACACCCAGCGGTGACGCCCTAGCCACTGGCTCTGTTATCCAACATTAAGCGAGGTCTAGGGGTAGACTACAGTGTGTTGGATGCAAAAAGCCGGTTTAACATTTCCGAGGGGAACTTTACACCGAAAGGTAGTGCAGGAATGCAAAATTTTGTTTTCGTTTTGGATGCCAACAAACAACCGATAAGCCCTTGTCATCCATCAGTAGCGCGCAAGTTATTGCGGGATAGAAAAGCCGCTGTTTATCGGCGCTTTCCGTTCACGATCATTCTAAAGCGCGCCGTCGATAAGCCCATTGTAGAGCCAATCACGGTCAAGGTTGACCCTGGCAGTAAGACAACCGGCATTGCCTTGATCCAGTCAAATAAGGTTGTCTTTGCGGCTGAAGTAGAGCACCGCGGGCAAGCCATCAAAGACGCTCTGGAAAGTCGTAGGGCAATACGGCGCGGCAGGCGACAACGCAAGACGCGCTACCGTCAACCGCGTTTTCTCAATCGGACTAAGAAAAAGGGCTGGCTTGCTCCTTCGCTGAAAAGTAGGGTAGACAACTTGCAAACTTGGCTTGTGCGCTTTCTCAAGCTTTGCAATGTTCGATCAATCAGCATGGAGCTTGTCAGATTCGATATGCAGCTTATGCAGGATGCGGAAATAAGCGGTGTTGAATATCAACAAGGGGAATTGGCAGGGTATGAAGTACGGGAATATCTGTTGGAGAAATTCAACCGCAAGTGCTGTTATTGCGGCAAGAGCGATATTCCACTTGAGATCGAACACATCACCCCAAAGAGCCGCGGCGGATCTAATCGAGTATCTAACCTATGCTTGGCTTGCCGCTCCTGCAATGTCAGCAAGGGCAATCAAACGGCAACCGAGTTTGGATTTCCCAACATTCAGGCACACGCCAAAAAGCCGTTGAAGGATGCCGGCGCTGTCAATAGCGTTCGCTGGGCAATCTGGCGAATGTTTGATGCAAGCGGCTTGCCCGTCGAAGTAGGTACAGGTGGGCGAACAAAATTCAACCGCGCCCAGCGGGCACCCGCCCAGAACTACCCAAAAGCGCACTGGATAGACGCCGCGTGTGTGGGCGAGTCTGGGCAAGCCGTCAAGCTTTGCCCAGAACAAAAGCCCTTGCGGATCAAAGCGGTTGGTCGGCAGTCTCGCCAAATGTGTAGACCGAACAAGTTTGGGTTTCCGCGCACGGCAAGCAAGCAAAGCCGCGTTGTCAAGGGAGGTTTCCAAACGGGTGATATTGTCAAGGCAGTTTTACCAAGTGGAAAATATGTGGGAACGCATATTGGAGCCGTCGCCGTTCGGGCCACTGGAAGTTTTCGAGTTGGCAAGACAGATGGCATTAGTTGGAAATATTGTCAACGGCTGCACGCGCTTGACGGGTATAGTTACGCCAATTGAGCGTACATCCTGTTTGAGTACAAACAGCCTTCTTACATCCCCATAGTTAAAACCAGGGGTTTCCCGAAGGAGTTTAGATGAAAATAACGCTACAGATCGAAGTTGACAATGCAACGGACGTCGGCAACCTGGTTGCCCTTGCGCAGTTGCTGCGCGAAGACAACCGGCGCTACACGTTTGTTTTTGACGAAGTCATGCCGGCATTGAGCGATGTTTTGGTCCGCATTCATTCCGTGCTACTCAACACCCCCAACTTGCAGGCTAGCGTCGAACTACAAAAAACAATTAGCGATCCAATGCTGTCGGTGATTGAGGAAGAAGCGCAACATGACTGACCGTATCTACGTTGTTTTCATCGACGCGACACGCGCAACACTTATACCAGGCGGCGTAAGCGTTGAAACGTTCGGTAACATTTTTCTCATTGCAGCCGGCGACACAGACGAAATATACTATATGGCGAATCAGATCGCCATGCAGCGCTGGCCAGCCAGCGAGGGCTGGGGCGCTAAATATTTCATACAGCCGGTCGCTCTAGAGGATTTGCAAAAAGTGCGAGTCACGACGAGAGGCGATTTCCCCTGACAACATAGCCCCACACAGCCGGCACCCTCGCCGGCTTCTACTCGCCTTACGCACGCCGTAAGGCGAGACGCCAGTTTAGAACAAAATTGCTATGAAATTCGCTAAATTGCCTATTGACAGCTTATTAATAGGGTGCTATAATTAAGGCATGAAGGGCGAAACGAAGTAGCCCAGATGAAACAGGAAGGAAAGAACGATGATTAGCCTAGTAACAACCGCCAACGGAAAACAGTATTTCACTTTCAAAAGCGAATACAACGCTGAGCTAGTTAAGCGGGTCAAGGTACTTCCTGGCGCAAAATGGATTGAAAGCAAGAAAACTTGGGTCGTTCCGGTCGACCCGGCTTACTTCGGAAACATCAAGCAGATTGAAAAATTCGTGCTCGATGCGACCGACGAAGTGAAGGCTCTAATTGGTGTTTCTTAATCCAGTCGTGCGGAGGCCAACCCCCGGCCTCACCACCGTAGAGACGGTGGCACCCCAACGGGTGGGCGTGGATGAACGAAAGGGAAGAATGTGAACGCTATGATGACAATTAAGAATATGCTCAAAGAAGTGTACGAAGACGGGGACGTGAATGCCATGACGATTTTCAAAGGGTTCGCGGTCGACACTGGTGAGAATGGTTGGCACTACAAGAAGTTTGGTCGCAGTGACCACCACTTCATGGGCAAGTCGATTGCCGAGGCTCGTAAGTATGTTGATCAGGTCAAAGAATATCGTCAAGAGCAATAATCATCGATCCTTTGCGGTGGGCGGTGAAACCGCAACTAGGAGCGCATGACCGAGGAACAGTTGTACGACGCGGCTTTCGCCACTATGGCCGCCGAGCCGCTAGAGTTTGGCGAGGCACAGCCACCCAAGCGTAGACGCGCCAAAGGCGGCGGGCGCAAGCCACTGCCGGCAGATGAGCGCCGGCGCCAGACACACATCTTCTTTGAACCTATCATCCTGGCGGCGGTTGATGCCTACGCCAGCGAACACGAAAAAAGTCGCAGCGCCAGCGTCAACCAGTTACTGGCCGAGGCGCTGCAAATTACCGGCTACGAGCCGGGGAAGGAAGAGTAACATGAAAGCGCAAAAATTGTACGACATCCGTGAGGATTACGGCTACTGTAGCGGGACTGACCTGCACAAGTTTTTTCGGGAGACGGTTGGTGAGCCGTCTCCTAGCGGGCGGGTTGACGTGCCAACCGCCGAGGCAGTAAAGTTTATGACTGCCGGTGTGGAGCGCCAGTACTATCCTGGCGAAGGCGTAGTTGGCGACGCCTGGCGCGAACAGGCGCTACAGGCAATCAAGCAGGCAGTCGCCTCGTCGTAGCAGTTAAGTCCGGCCACGAGCCGGGGAAGGAATGAACCATGAACGAGAAACTTCAGCAGTTAAATGCAACAGCCGTGTATCCAGAGTCGTCCGATTTTCGTGATGGCGCTGACGCCTCAGGCCACTGGTACGAGGAAGTCAATGGCAGAATCGTGAAAGTGGAGCAGGTGGTCGGCGGGTCAGGCATATACCTGATCGAAACCGACTCCGAAACAGGGGAGGTTATCCGCGATGGCCGACCCTGGCAGATGCGGCGCTAGCCACCTCACAGAAAGCCCGCCACCAACCGGTGCGCGGGTTTTCTTTTGCCCGCAACTATCCCCAGAAGATAGAAATATCGCATAACGAAATCCCCTATTGCGCAAAACGATAAAATATGCTATGCTCGTTGTAGCGCTCACTTCGCCACGTCATCGCAAGCCGGTGCGTGGCGTTTTTTGTTACAAGACAGGACAATCATGGCACGTATCAGCGATTGGGCGAAACAGCTAAACGTCATCATTCAACCGGCCACTGTCGCCGTGGGGCAGCCTGTGCTGCGCGTCAAGGATGTGTTCACGACGCGTGACGGCTCATGGGAACCATCGCAGGCATTGGGTAGTGTTCCGCAGTGGGCGCGGGACATTCAGTCCGTGTAATACTGCACAGACTGAATGGTAGTCATCATTCGTGGTGAACGGCTTCGTGGCACAGCTTGCAAAGTGGGATTATATCGAGTGGCTTACTATAGTCGGGGTGGTGATACTGTTGAGCTTGTTTTCCGCAATGTTTGCAGATAAGGTTTTTCGCCGGTGGGATGTGCTTCATTCTGACGGCGTAACTCACCTTTCGGTGTGCGCGAATAGCAATCGGATCTGTTGCGTATCTTCGTTCAAGAATATGTTTCATGCGACCATCTTGGGCAGCTCTTTCGTAGTATCGTCTGGCGTTTTTTCTACCTTTCTCGCTTCGGACATATTTTTTACTGGATTCTTTGCGCACCGCGCTTTTCCTGTAATCTGTTTCGCAGTTTTTGCAATAGGATCTTAAGTTGTCCCGTCCATCGGCGGATGAAGAGAAATTGATTTTGTCGTATATCTTTTTGCACTTTGCGCAACGTTTTTTATTGACATGATCAAGTGATTGTTGCTCTTTTATTTTTGTGTAATGCTCTGGGACTTTGCATTCAATACAAACCGATTGTCTACCGTCTTTTCGGGAATTGTCAACACGGAAATCGGTAAGTGGTCTGGTCTTATTGCATCGGGTACAACGCTTTGTCAATATCATTTGGCGACCTGCTTTCATGGAAACAAAAAGCCCATCGTTTAACTAGTTGCTGAGGTCGCCAAACCATGCATTAGCTAAAAGATGGGCAAGAAAACACTATACCAGAAACGACCTCTGGACGCAACTAACAGCATGGTTTGGCACAAGTATTATACCAGATTTTTGACTGTTTTACAAGAGTGGAGCGATACAAATGGCGAATCCGTTAGACGAAAACTGCCAAGGATTTAGGACAGACGCAAGCGGCAAAGTGACTGGCGTTCTGTTGGGTATAACAAAGGTCGAAGGGGCTAAGTACGAGGTGTACAGCGCTCGTCTACGCGACGAGTACGAAGCAGGTGGACAAACCGTTGCAGTTTGCAGCGTGGTGGACAGAAATGGCATTGTGACCGGCATTCAGGCGCGGCTTGCATGGCCTGGCAAGGGGCCGATGTTTGAAAATAGTGGATTGCCGGGGAATCCCAATAACGTTCATGTTATCATAAATCCATACAACCCGCCCAACCAGGGGCCGCTTGCCTTGCACGTTGGCGGGTTCAATGCGCCCATCTCCGATATTGTGTATGGGCTTGGTTTGCCATTCAACCGACATGTTGGCTATGAGGTTACCTTTCGCGAAAAGGGCGCCGTCATTGATCCGCCGACTGACCCGCAGGAAGATGAGCGAATCGCCAAGCTTGAAGCGTGGGCGCGGGCAACGTCCGCCTTTTGGAAAGGCGCTCCGCAATATGCCTAACAATGCGACACTCGACCGACTGGAATCTTGGCAGGCGAGAATGATACCATTCCTCGAAGCGCAGCAACCGGTTGTCACTGGCTTGCCAAATCACAGGCTGGGTTGCCACTGGATCGCCGACTTATACCGGCAATCCGACCTTGAATACATGGCGGCATTGCGTCCGCCCGTCATCAAGATTGTCAACCCGTCGCGTGACCGTGTGGCCGAAGCGTTTGCCCGCGTCGATAGCAATGGACATGTGGCGCTGCGTTATCACCCGCCCAGCGAACAGCAAGCAGAGCTGGCAGCGAACCCCGCTGGCCTGGGCATCGCCCACGCTCAATACTGGATCAACCAACTAAACACCACCTATAAGGAGTTCGACCGCAGCCGCATATGCGTGATGGGCATCAATGAGCCGTCCATCCATAATGCCGCCGAAGCGACTAGGGTAGCGGTCTACACGGAAAACTTTCTCAAGACACTGCAACCGCACAACATGCGTTCTTACGTGTTCAACTTCTCCGTGGGATGGTCGCGCGAGGAAGCCGGGCGCATCGTCTGGGATGAGTTTTTGCACCTGGAACCGCTCATCAATGCTACCCGCTCGTTTGGCTGCGTGCATGAATACTGGTATCCAACGGTCATGAGCGGCTGGGGCAGTTATGGCAACCGTATCAGCCGCTGTCCGATGAAAATCAAATTCGTGATCGGGGAATGCGGCTATACGCGCCAGTTGGCACAGCTCCCACAGCCGTGGGGCTGGGATGGCAACATCACCGCCCCAACCTATGCGCAGATGTTATGGGACTATGCGGATAAGGTGGACCCTGGCAAAGTGTTCGCCGTGTTACCTTTTACCACGTCATTTGGTGGCGAGGAGTGGCGCAACAAAGACACGGCCAAAGCGCACGCTGATATCTTGGGGCGCAAGCATAATTTTGACTGGCCGAATCCTTGGCCGCAGTATACGGCGCCGCCCGTTGACCCGCCCACGGAGAGTGACCCTATGCTGATTATCGTACCAAAATACACTGGACGTATCAACGGATTCTATGGTCAGCTTTACAAAAACGATGCGGGCATTTTCTACCCGCACGAAGGAATGGACATTGCCATGCCGACCGGTACGCCTATTGTTGCCGCGGCTGATGGTGTTGTTGAATGGGCTGACTATGCGGGTACTGAAAAGTCGGTCTACGGTATCTATTGCCGTGTGTCTCATTTACAACTGAAAAAGCCAGTTTGTTTTTTCAATGGACACATGAGCGAATGTGTCGTGCGCAAAAACGACAGAGTGAAGCAAGGCCAGTTGCTTGGCTACAGTGGCAACACAGGGAATAGTAGCGGGCCACACCTCCATTGGGAAGTGCGAATCATGACGGACTCGGGCGGCTACCAAGTAGACAAGCCATTGCCTGACACCTTGCAGAATTTGTACCGGCAGAATGGCCGAACAGATCCGCTTGCCTGGGTGCGCGGATGGCAGGCGATGGGCGGCAAGGTCGAGGAACGGTGAACAGCGTAACCTTCCTGCAAAATACTTTTGTGCGTCAGCAGCCTGGGGTGGGAAGCGCCATTCTTTTCATGGCCACCAAGGGCGCAACGGCAGAACTGACGCAGGCTGACCCGGTGCGCAAAGATGGGCTTGTCTGGTGGCCGCTAGTACACCCAAACGGCGTGTCCGGCTGGAGCGCAAGAAAAACCGCCACCGCTACATTGTTCACGGTGGCAATGGAGCAATTCGAGCCGGCGATTGCGTTCACGCTGAGTTGGGAAGGCGGCTATGTTAATGACTTTTTCGACGCCGGAGGAGAGACCAACATGGGTATCTCCAAAAAAAGTTATCCAGATTTGGACATCAAAAACTTGACGGTGGAACAAGCCAAGGCGATTTACTACGAGGATTATTGGCTGCCAAGCAAAGCGTATCTGGACGATTACCCGGCTTGTGTTATCAGGCTTGACATTGCCGTGTTGATGGGCGTAGCGCGTTCACTGTTGTTTGTCGGTGTGGAGCCTATCAAAATTATCGCGGCGCAACTCACACACATTACGCACTTTACACAGTTTGAGCGCTATGGGCGGGGTTGGGTTAGGCGCACCGCCGACTTGTTGCACCTGTTGGAGGTTGGTCGCTCGTAACGGGTTGCGAAAACAGAGGACAAATGGATAAGCGCATCGTTGAACTCATACTTGGTTGTACCGCGCTGACCTGGGGGATCTGGCTATTATTGCCATTTGCAATTTTCTCAACGTCGCCGACATTTTCAGTAATGGCGACGATTGCACCGGAATGGGTGTGGGGTTTGCTGATGGCCGGCGCTGGATTACAAAGTGTCGTCGGCGTAATGCGGCAATCCTATACCATGCGCCGGTGGTCGTTGGCCGTGATGGCGGCGTTGTGGTTGGCGAGTTGGACGGCGTTTGTACTGGGTAACTGGCGTTCCACAACATCGGTGCATTATCTGTGGTGGTTTGTTCTTTGCGCTTATTCGTATTTGCGGGCTTATAAAAATGGCGTTGGTCAACACTGACATCCTAATTGTGATCGTCGTCGTGGCTGGCGTCTTTTGGACAATGCGCTGGACAGAAAAAAAATGGGGGCATCGATTCAGCGAATCTGAGTATGAAGACAAGGTCGCCGATCTGGAGAAGTGCGTCAAATGGTTGCTGGACGAACTCGAACAGGCTAAGGCGCGCATCAGAGAGTTAGAGAAAGCGCAGGTACAGCCACAGCACCGCAACGATACGATACCGGCAAAACCGTTGCTCTTCATCTGCGGGCCTGACACGAGCCTATGTGAGATTGACCGACAAGCGTTACGCAGAGTAGGTGTCTCGTTTCAACGGCTGCACATGGCAACCAAACAAAGCGTAGAGAATGAGTTGCGGCGCAGACGGCAAGATAACACGTTGTATCCGTGGTTGCACGTCACTGCCCACGCCGGCGAGGACGGAATCATGCTAACCGATGGCATTGCACCGCCGGCCTTTTGGAATGATATGTTGCCGGGCGTACAAGTGGTCTTTTTAGCGGCTTGCCAAACTGCTTCGGTGGCGGATGCACTAGCCGGTATGGTCACGGTAATTTATGTACTGGAAGACATTGACAACCGTGATGCGTCGGACTTTACCTACGCTTTTTGGCGCAGAATGCGGGAACATGGTGACCCGCAACGAGCCTATAGACAGGCTGTGGTGGAAGCGCCGCAGATCGCGGAGTTTACGGACATTCGGAGAAGTTAAATGGACGATGAACCTGTCAGTTTCAGTTGGTCTATCGAGTGGCACGCCATCCAAACAGCAGCCTACATCGTTCTCATCGCGGCGGTCGTGATGGTTACCATCGGCGCGAGTATCCTAGATTCATACATCGCACAATCAGCAATCGGTGATTGCATTGCAGTAATGGGGGAAACAAAATGACAGTACCGGGAATCATATATTCACTTTTGCTGGCCGTAGCGGCCTGGGCCGTAGAGTATTTTTCCACTGGCGCGGGTGCTGGCGTGCCTTGGGCACCTATCCTAATTGCAGCCATTCCAGTGATCCTTAAACTCTTCACGGCAGCCGGCGAAGAAACGCCAGAGATGGCGAGCCGTGGTGTTGAGCCTGTACAGCGTCGAAGCTATATCAGCAAGGTGCTGTTAGGCTAATGCGTAACTGTCTTGTTCAACTTCTCGCCGGCTGCGGGCCGGTGTGCGTGCTGATCGTTGGCGTAGCGACGTGGGGGCTGTGGCTATGGCTGTAGTGGTTTATGTTCCGTCAAGACTTGGTGAGGGCTTTTTCACCGACTTGCCCGCGCCCACGGCTGGCGACGATGCCAAGGCGATTACCTACGACCATGACACCGGGGCGTTTGTGTACGCTGGATTTGAGTTGGTAAGTGAAACCCGCGCCAACATCCTGGCCTCGTCGCCCGCCCTGCGCACCGTGGCGCTGTCCACCGATACGCTGGAGATGTTCGTGTGGAACGGCTCCGCTTGGTACGTCGCGCCGCTGGAACTCATCGAGCAGGGGAACACGGCAGACATGGGCCTGTTGCACCCGACGGTAGCCAACGACCGGGCTGGATACTCAGCGGAGTACATCACGGATAAGACGATTTACAACAGCGCGATAGGTGGCAATGACAACACGGATGAGGGTGGCATCAGAGTCAGCGATAGCACCTATCAGGCGTACTTAAATGGCGTCTGGAATGACATTGTGCTCGGCTTTCGGTTCCGTGAAGACGACAACGGCGCTTACGAGTTGGAGCACCGGCCTATCGGTTTCGATTGGTGGATTGAAGTGATGAGCGGAAATTCAGATGAGTTAGGGCTGAACGGGCTTCCCCTGGCGCAACAGTACAGCGTGAGCATGGGGGCTTATCCGGCGCACCAACAGATTGTCGGCAGGGAGATAACCGCGTAATGGCAACCTATTACATCGCTACCACCGGCAACGATACGACCGGCAACGGTTCCGAGGCTACGCCGTGGGCCACCTTCGCCAAATTTCTGAGCAGCAGCGCCAGCGGGGACACCTGCATTGTGGCCGCGGGGACATACACATTTGCTACGGCGACTATTATCAGCCGCACAGTTATAGGTCCCAGCGCCGACAATCCAGCAATTTTCAATGCCACTGCCGCGGTCGTCTGGGCAGTGGTGGACACCACCGTCCAGAATCTCAAATTCACTAACACCGGCACAACGATGTTTACGTGCAAAGGTGCGATATTCGAAAAATGTCAGTTTATTGACCTCATCTACGTGAACAGCACGATAGGCTACGCACTATTCTCACATGTAACCGTTGCGGCAAATGTCAACACGACTCTAATAGGATGCTTAGTCGATAATCCGACGAGAGATGCTAGTTCGTCGTTTTTTCATGCACTGTTCGGTTTCCGTAATCCGACGTCGTCCACGATTACGCTGACGAATAGCATCATTTCCGTCGAAACTATGGCGGCTACATTTGGGTTGCTAGGTGGCAGTAATGCCGCAATAACGATCACCGTTAATGATACGAATAATATTTTCTTGAATAGCAGCGGTCAGAATTGGAATTTCACGAATTTTGCTACTAGCAGTGTGACAACCAACGGTACTAGTATCTCAAATTGTAGGCGGAATATCAACACAGGTTGGCCGGTTGGCACCGGCAATATCACCAGCGACCCGCTCTTTGTAGACGCGGCCAGCGGCAATTTCGCGTTACGCCCAACGTCGCCATGTCTCGGAACGGGGACGCTCGTATGAAAATCGCCATTATCGCTACCGATGACATCATTGACGGCAAACGCCGCGTCGCCGGCGAAGTCGTCACGGTTCCCGATGGCTACGCCAACGCGCGGCGCGTGCTGCGCGACCTGTCTACCGTGGCCGACCGCAACCGTGATGATTTTTTCGTGATAGGGCTTCGTAAATTACAGGCCATTCTGATGGCTGACTTTCCGGCGGAGTGGGCAGCGCTGCAAAAGCGGCCTGCATTGCAGGAGAAAATTGTCGCAGAGCTACGGGAGCAACCGAAGTTTTTACGGCGGGCGCTTGATGACCCGCAGTGGTTTGTTGATGTAGTGAAAAAACGATTGACGGGGGCGGCCAGTGCTAAATAAAACATTGTATCTCGTGCTCTCCAAAGAGCAGTGGGAAGAGGGCCATATTGTTGAAGGTCTTTTCTCTTCAACGGAAAAAGCAGATGCTTACCTGTCGGCAACCGTGCAAGCTTGGATAGAAAAACAGGTATCCTATGCCAGTAAAGCAGAGAAGACTATCAGCAACGAATGGTGTTTTAACGTTGCTGATAGATGGTTGAATTATCCAGATCTCAGAAGCGAAATGATTCAGGAGTTCAAGGCCCATTATTATATTGTGCCATTGGCTCTCGACGAAACATTTGGCGATGAACTAAAAAAGCGCATAAGTGAGGCGGCGTCTAATGCTAAATAAAACGCCGATGATCATTCGGGCAGGCACCGGCGAAAAGGCCACCTTAGAGGCAACCGTGCAGGGGTGGGCCGGGGAACTTGCCATGTGTACAGACAGCGGCAACGAAGGTAAATTGCTGATTTGTCCAACGACCGAGGACGGCTTTGTCAATGTGGTGGCGGGCAGCAATCCGCCTGACATTACCGGCAGCCGCGCTGACACAGAGGCGGCGCTCGCCAACCTGTTGACTGCACTGGCTGCACTGGGATTGATTACGGATAACACAACAGCATGATTACACCGTTTGACGCGCTGCTTGGCGCAAGCAAAACCGGCCTGGCCATCGGTGCAACGATCTACCAACTAGATGGCAGCACCAGTTACGCCGCGTTCAGCACAACCGGCTGGTACGAAGCGCCCGCGGGGTCTGGCGGATGGCATCATCCTGGCCTGTCGTTGCCTGATGCGGGTGGCGTAGTAGCGGTGGGCATTGCAGCCACAGAGTATCTACGCATTGCGGTAGACGCGGCACCGGCTACAGCGCCAACAGTTGGCGACATTGACACACAACTTTCCAGCACACACGGCGCGGGCGCATGGGCCACGGCGACCGGCTTCGCTACGCCAACGAACGTGAGCGACGCGCAGACGGCCATCACGAACGCCATTGCCGCTTTGAACAACCTTAGCAGCGCACAGGCGCAAAGTGCGGCTGCGGCTGCACTTACGGCCTACGACCCGCCAACCAAAGCCGAACTGGACACAGCGCAAGCCGCCATCATTGCCGCCATACCTGGCACAGCGGCGATTGCGATAGCGGTTCTGTCGTACACCGTCGAGACTGGACACAGCGTCGAGACTGTGCTAAAGGCTGTCTATGCCGTCATTCGTGGCAAGTTTGTCGCCAACGACGCCAACGATCCGACTGAACTCATTTTCTATGCACCAGACGATGCAACGCCAAGAGTTACGCACACATTGACAGCCACAACCAGGGCGGTGGCGTAATGCACCGGGCAAAGCGGATCGCCGTCCGTGGGTGGCGCCGGGCACTGAACATTGCCACATTCGGCTATTACCCATCTTACGACGTGGCAGTCGGCAAAGTCTGCATCGGTGACATCATCATGACGATACCCGTCGTAACGTTCAGCATGAGCGTGCCAAGCGCGGCGTTCACCATGACGATACCCGGCGCCACCATCGCCATGAGCATACCGGCGGCAACACTCGCCATGACCGCGCCAAGCGCGGCGTTCACCATGACGATACCCGGCGCCACCATCGCCATGAGTATACCGTCGGCAACACTTAACATGACCGCGCCAAGCGCAACGATTGACATAGAGGATTGTGAGTAAATGGCCACAACGATAGAAATTAAGCCGGCGGAAGAGGCGAGCGCGGTAGTATCGATAAGTGCATTCTACGACGCCTCAACGCCGCCGGTTGCTGTCACGCCGTTGACTATCACCTGGACGCTGACGGACAGGCGCGGCACCGTCATCAATTCGCGCACAGCCGTGGCTGTTACGCCCGCGGCGTCCGTGGCGTTCCTGCTGTCCGGTGACGACCTTGCGGTGACCACTGCCACCAGCACTGAACGTCACCTGCTGATTACCTGGACGTACAATTCGACGCTGGGCAATGGGCTAGTGGGGCGGGCCGTGGCGATCTTTGAGGTTGAGCAGTTGGCGGGGGTGAATTGAACATTGTATCTTCTCGCCCGATCCACGACTGGTTCGAGCTGACCTATGCGCAGTACTTGACCGTACCGCGTTCTATCATGCAACGGATGCCGGTAGCGTGGCAGCAACAAATGGCGCAACTGTTGACCGAGTTGGATGAAGCATTCGATTGGCGGCCACATGAGGGGCGCTACTGGGTCGAACTGAGAAACGCAAGCGGCAAGTTTGTTTCCGACCCGTTGAAAGAGTACCGGCACCCCGACGATGATTACATTGATTCGATAGTGAAGAAGACCGATGGCTAAAAAGCAAGGCATTACCTGGACTAACGAAAAGCGTAAACTCAGCGACCTAATCCCGTGGGAGCGCAACCCGCGCACGATCAACAACGCACAAGCCGAACGCCTCGTCGATAGCGTGGAGACGTTCGGGCAGGTGGAGACCCTCGCCATTGATTGCCGCAACGGGGTGTTGAATGGCCACCAGCGCCTGAACGTGTTAGCAGGGCAATACGGCATGGATTACGCGGTTGACGTTAGGGTCGCCAACCGCGTGCTGACCGAACGGGAGCGCCAACAGTTGACGGTGTATCTGCACAAAGGTGCGGCGGGTGAATGGGACACATCTTCACTGTTCGAGAATTTTGATTTTAATGACTTAACCGCATGGGGCTTTGATAGCGACGAGTTGGAAGCCATGTTTGCCGACATGCAGCCGGAACCAACAAGCGCAGGGACTGACACGCCGCCGGAAATTGATAAGGCCGAGGAACTGCGCGTCAAGTGGAACGTGAGCAGTGGACAGCTTTGGGCGCTTGGTGAGCACCGGCTAGTGTGTGGCGATTGCACCGATCCGGCAGTTGTGGCAAGGGTGATGGGCGGGGAGAAGGCAGACATGATGTTCACTGACCCGCCTTATGGTATTCAGCGCGACAAGGGCTTTGGTGGAGCGGATGGCTTTGGCGGCAACGGATCTCCCATTGCGCGCCGACAATACGCCGATGATTGGGATTCTAGTCGGCCTGAAAAGGTGACGTTTGATGCGCTTCTAATGATTGCCAAAAAGTCAATCGTGTTTGGCGGAAATTTCTTTGCAGACATCTTGCCGCAGTCAAAGCATTGGCTCGTATGGGATAAGCTTAACACAATGCCCACCTTTGGCGACTGCGAATTGGCTTGGACAAACATAGACAGGGATTCAGTTAAAAAATACACCGTGCAATATAACGGACTGATTGGTAAAGAGAAGGAACGTTTTCACCCAACACAAAAGCCGGTGGCTATTATGGCGGCTATTCTTGAAGACTATACCGCTGAAGGCAATACGGTGTTTGAACCATTCAGTGGCAGCGGCACCACCCTAATCGCCTGCCCGCACCTTGGGCGCAACAGCCCCGCC